TTATTAAAATTAAAATATGGCATTAACAAAAATAACATCAGGCGTGATATCTAGTGAGTTTCAGACATCATCTAGCATAAACGGAACAACATCCCCACAAACGGTAGATTGGAATAGTTCACAAATATTTAGAATTACGCCTAACACTCCAGTTACATTAAACTTTACTGATTATAAAATTGGTATGGTTAAAATAATTGTAGCAACAGGAGATGGTGTAGGAGCTAATGTTTTAACCTTTCCAACCGAAGCTATTTTATTAGGCGGTGAAATGGATACAACTTCAGGAACAAAAAACTTTATACAAATAGTATGTACAGACGATAATGGTACGCCAGAATTTTTCTATACAATATCACAACAAGCAACATAATTATGGCTAGAACAAAAGTAAAAAGCGAATTATTAGCAGATGAATTTTTTTCGTCTAGTGTAATTACAACTAACGTTGACTGGACCGCTTCATCTGTATTTACAAAAACATGTACTGCTGATACTACGCTTACGTTTTCTAATGTAAAAACCGGTATGGTAAAAACATTGGTTATCGATGGTAATTACGCATTAACATGGCCAGCTGGCGTTAAATGGTTAAATGGAACATATAGCGGAACAGCTACAAAAAATATTATTCAGTTATTATCAACAAATGATGATACTGAAATATTTGGAACAATATCAAATTATACTGCATAATGAAAGCACGTTTAGAAAGTGGAAAGGTTGTAAAGTACAATACTATTCCAAATATATTGTCTAACAGCAGTAAAAGCATTACAAACGCAAATGTAGCTTCTGATGAAGTTTTAGAAGAGTTTGGTTTTTATAATATTGTTGTTCCAGAGTATGATATAGAAACACAAGCAATAAATAATTTACACTTTAGTCCTACAGGCAATTACTTTACGTATGATATTGTAGAAAAAGAAACAGAATAGTATGGCTATTAACGAACGTCTAGTACATACCGCATCGGCAGTGGGTAGTGGGGCCGCCGAAGCAGAGCAAGGGCTTATCCTGCATCTCGACGCTAATGACGTTGATAGCTATGATGGTAATGGTTCTGTATGGTACGATATTTCAGAATACGATGTCCTAATTCCTTTGTCTGATAATGCCGATGATTTAGAACTACACTTAAACGCTAGTGATGCTACTTCTTATGGTGGCACAGGCACTACTTGGACTGATTTAACATCAAATAATAATGCTACTGTATCAGCTTCAACTTACGATATAGATAATGGGGGTTATTTTGACATAACATCTAACACTATTAGTTTTAGTTCTAATACTTCTGCTTTAGATGGAACAACATTTAGCTTTGAAATGTGGGTTTATCAAACGACTAATAGCGGAACGCAATATCTTTTTAGTGATTTGGGTATTTCTTTCTTTACTATTAGTGGTACGCAAATGCGATTTATAAAGTATTTAAGTGGAACTAATAATGATACAGGATATTTTAATCCAACATCAAACGGTTCTGGTTGGGCAACTAACAAATGGAATCACATAGCAGTTACCTTTTCTTCTTACACTTCCAGTATCTATATAAATGGTGTTTTAGTTGATGCAGAATCATTAGGAAGCGGTACTGGAACTGCATTAACAACACTACAAATAAGCCCTAGTGATGGTAGATGGAAAGGTTATTTGGGTGCTTTTAGAGTGTATGACATAGCACTTTCAGCATCAGAAATAGGGCAAAATTACCGACACGGTAGAGATTATGTTTATACAGACCTTATAGACGATACTGACTTAGAACTACATTTAGATGCAGATAGCTTCCCAGAAAAAGGGGAAAGCGGATATAGTAATACACCTAGTACTTGGACTGATTCTAGTAGTAATAGTAATAACGGTACTATAACAGGTGCTGCCTTTGATTCTGAATTAGGCAACTGGTTAGATTTTGATGGTAGTAATGATTATGTTAGTATTCCTTCAACAAGTACAACTCCAATAGATTTTACTAGCAAAAGTTATTCTATTGAGTGTTGGGTTAATATTGATTCAAATACGACTCACCCAATATTAGCTAAATACGGAACTACTGATTCTTTACGTAGTACAAACTTTAGTATTACGGCAGGTGGAAATCTGTCATTATATGAAAGAATTGGAGGCGGCGGACAATCTAGCCTCTCCACATCTGCCTTATCTTTAAACACTTGGCGTCACGTCTGTGTGGTTAGAAAATCAAGTCAAGTTGAGTTCTATATAGATGGAGAATTAGATAACACAGTAGCAGCTACTAGTACTCCTAACTCTGGAGGGGCTCAAAACATAAATATAGGTAGCCAAGCAAATGGTAATTATAGCTTTTTAAATGGAAAAATAGGACAAGTAAGAGTATATTCATCAGCCTTAACCCAGGACGCAATAAGACAAAACTTTAACTTTACTAAGTCTAGCTATCCAAATGGGAATAATGGAACGATAAGCGGTGCAACATTTTTACCATCGGGTGTTTCTTTTGATTTTGACGGTAATGACAAGGTTACCTTACCTAGCACTTTCCTAAAAACTACAAAGATATTTAGCGTTGCGGTTTGGGTTAAATTTGATACAATTTCTCAAAACTTTATTGGTGTTATAGAGAATTTTGCAGCAAATGTAGGAGGTTGGTCAATAGATATGCCATCAAGTACGTCTAAATTGCCTAGATTTTTTTTCTATAACGGTTCTAGTTATACCATAGCACAAGGAACAACTGCACTAACAACTGGTCAGTGGTATCACTTATGCGGCACTGCTTCTGGTTCAGAAGCTAAACTTTATGTAGATGACACTTTGGTGGCTACAACAGCATATAGCACACCTATGAGCAATACAAATCAAGCTGTTATTATTGGAGGAGATGGGGTGTCAACAAACTATTTAGATGGTAAAATATCAGACGTTAAGATATATGACAGAGCCATTGAGCTTTCAGAAGTGCAAGCTCTTCACGGAATAGGATATAACGGAATTGAATAATGATACAAGGTTTAAGAATATACGGATTGAATAATGTCTAAAAAAAAATTTAAAGATACCAACGTTGGGAAATTTTTATTACAAAAGATTCCTAACGTTGTTGGGGCTATAGCGGGTGACACGCCTGTTGGTTCTGTAATACAAGCTATAATCGGTGGTAGCGATATGTCACCAGAAGATAAAGAAGTTGCTCTTAAAAAATTAGATATTGAAAGAGCAGAAATTGATGGTACAACAAGAAGGTGGGTAGCAGATGCCCGGTCAGGAAGCTGGCTTGCGGCTAATGTACGTCCATTAACATTGGTATTTTTAGTAATAGCATATGTTGCTGGTTGGTATATGGGCTATCCATTAGATGATATAACGGGACTATTAACAATAGTTATCGGGGGCTATTTCGGATCACGAGGGGTCGAGAAGGTGTTCGGAAATAATAAACATAAATGATAAATACAGATTTGAAAATATACGGTTTAAATATTACAGCATTATTTGCTAGCTCAGATATGGCACATAACATTAACCCTACGTTGCAAACGCTAGTGTTGGTGCTTACAATAGTTTATACTTCAATCAATATATATAAAAAATTTAAATAATATGAAATTAAAATACTTTACAGACGAAGGGGACTTTAAAGGCAATATGGATAAAATGGATCCTAAGCTTTTAGGTATGCTAGATGCTCTTAGAAAAGAGTATGGCTTTCCTATAATTATAAATTCATCATATAGATCTCCAGACCACCCAATTGAAGCTGCTAAAGAAAAGCCAGGTGAGCATGCGCATGGCGCCGCTGTAGATATTAAATGTGCTGGTGGTGAAGCCACATACTTATTAGTTGCTGCTGCGATTAAATGTGGTTTTAAAAGAATAGGTATATCAAGAAAAAGTAATTTTGTACACGTTGGTATTGGTTATCCTGGAGCGCCTGACACAACGATTTGGACATATTAAAGTAAATTCAATGAAATTAATTAGAAAGATAAGCATTGGCCAAGATTATAAGAATGAGGCAATGCACTACTCCGTAGGTCAAGAGGTTTACGGAGGTCACAAAATATGTGACATATTAGAAGAAGACGGTAATTACAAGATCTATATTCAAAAAGACGGAGCCCAGCTGCCTTGGAAACATTTCAATGCGAATATGGCCGTATCAATAGAATATAACTTAGACTACTAAATGAAATCACTATACAATTATATTATATCAACAACCAATCGATACGATAATAAAGTGTCTATCGATAACAAAGAACTTATACTAAATACAGAAATAACCGAACGCGATTATAAGTTTGTAAATAGAATTGGGACTGTAGTTAATGTTCCTATTAATATAAGCACCCCTATAAAACAAGGCGATGAAGTTATTATACATCACAATGTATTTAGAAGATGGTTTGACGTAAGAGGAGTTGAAAGAAACTCTGGTAGCTATATAGACGAAGATAAGTATATAGTTTCACCAGACCAGCTCTTTGCGTATAAGCAAAACGGTAAATGGCACTGTCCAAATATGTATTGTTTTGTAGAACCATTAGAAAACGAAGACATATGGAGCACCGAGAGTGAACAAAAACTTTTAGGTAAGCTTACATATACAAATGACTATTTGGAGTCCTTAGGGTTGTCCTATGGCAGTATAGTAGGGTTTACTCCAGATTCAGAATACGAATTTAACATAGATGATAAAAAATTATATAGAATTTTATCAACAGACATAACTATCAACTATGGACATAAAAAAGAAGAGAGGACTTATTCTTAAAGCCGCTGAAAATTCAATAAATGAATTAATAAAGGTTATGAATAAGAAAATGGATCCAGATGAGCTAGATCCTGAAAAAGTTAAAATATCTGCTTCGGCATATAGATTAGCAATGGAAGACGCTATCACAATGCTAGATAGGGTTGAAGAATTGTCTAACATAAAAGAAGAGGGAGAAAAAGAAAAAAGAGAATTTTTTGGTGTGGAGGGCCGCGCTAAATAGTGTACAAGCAAATGCTATACACAACAACTGCAGATCACTTAGATTTAAAACACGTTAAAAAAGCTAACAAAGCAAAGTCTTTTGAATATGGCTATAACGAAGATATCGACTGTGTTGTTATAAGTAAAACCGGTACTATAGGCGAAATATACGAAATCCAAGGGTTGCGTAGTGCGTTGCCTCCAGTGCCAGACGAAGTAGCTGGTCAAGAATTGAATAAAGAAGACCAAGTGTTTATAAAAACACCAAAGCCGTCTTCACTAAATAAAATTAAAACAATATATGATTTCAAAATACTTCCGGACGATTTTAAAGAGCAGTACTACGATTATATCGATAATGAGTTTAGTCGTAGGTCTGACGGGTATTGGTTCATGTGCAACGGGACCCCGTGTTACATTACAGGGTCACACTATATCTACCTTAACTGGACAAAAATCGACGTGGGCTCACCAGATTTTAGACAGGCAAATAAAATATTCTACTATTTCTGGGAGGCGTGCAAGGCTGATTCAAGAAGTTATGGCATGTGCTACCTCAAGAACAGACGGTCTGGTTTTTCATTCATGGGAAGTTCAGAGGTTGTTCACCAAGCTACAGTCTCCAGAGATTCCAGATTTGGAATTTTATCGAAGTCTGGAGGAGACGCGAAGAAGATGTTCACAGATAAGGTTGTACCAATATCTGCTAACTACCCGTTCTTCTTCAAACCAATCCAAGACGGTATGGAGAGGCCCAAGACGGAATTATCGTATAAGACACCATCAAGAAGACTCACTAGAAATACCCTCAACGAGGCTTCCGAGGAGACTCAAAAAGGTTTGGACACAACAATCGACTGGAAGAACACAGGGGACAACTCGTATGATGGGGAGAAACTCAAATTACTCATCCATGACGAATCGGGTAAATGGGAGAAACCGGACAACATCCTCAATAACTGGAGGGTCACGAAAACGTGTCTTAGACTTGGAGCAAAGATAGTAGGTAAGTGTATGATGGGTTCAACATCCAACGCTTTAGATAAAGGCGGGGATAACTTTAAAAAACTATATTATGACTCAGACGTTACAAAGCGAAATCGCAATGGGCAGACTGCTAGTGGACTATACGCTTTGTTCGTACCTATGGAATGGAACTACGAAGGGTTCATTGATAAGTATGGATACCCTGTATTTGATACTCCAGAAAACCCGGTCGAAGGGGTCGATGGCGAACTTATCAGCTATGGAGTTATCGAGCATTGGGAGAATGAAGCAGATGGACTTAAGGGGAACAATGATGGACTTAATGAATTTTACAGACAATTTCCAAGATACGAAAAGCATGCATTTAGAGATGAAATAGAAAAGTCTTTATTCAATCTAAATAAAATATACGAACAAATTGATTTCAATGAAGAAATGGTTATGCAGGGTTATGTAACCCGCGGATCATTTAGTTGGAAAAACGGAGTGAAAGATTCTGAAGTAGAATTTCACCCAAATAAAACTGGTAGATTTAAGTTGTCTTGGATACCACCGGTCAGCATGCAAAACAATATAATTGTTAAGAACGGAATTAAATATCCAGGTAATCAAAATTTGGGTGCTTTTGGCTGTGATAGTTATGATATATCCGGAACAACTGATGGCAGTGGTTCGAACGGGGCTTTGCATGGATTAACAACATTTAGTATGTTATCTGAAGTTCCATCTAGCCAATTCTTTTTAGAATATGTGGCTAGGCCTCAAACCGCTGAAATATTTTTTGAAGATGTTCTTATGGCAATGATATTTTACGGAATGCCAATATTAGCAGAAAACAATAAACCTAGATTATTATATCATATTAAAAGAAGAGGTTATAGAGGTTATTCAATGAATAGGCCTGACAAATCTCGTAATAAGCTTTCTGTAACTGAAAAAGAATTAGGTGGTATACCCAACTCTTCGGAAGATATAAGACAAGCTCATGCAGCGGCAATTGAAAGTTATATTGAAAACCATGTTGGCACCAAAGAAGATGGTGCTTGTGGGAGAATGTACTTTCAAAGAACGCTTGAGGATTGGGCTAAATTTGATATTAATAAAAGAACTAAGTTTGATGCATCTATA